AAAAGGAACTTTCTTAACCTGAACAGCGTACTGTCCTTGTGTTTTAGACTTTGGAGGATCAGTTGGTGCTAATTTAAAAGGCACCTTAGACTTATCAGTCGTTTGAAACTGTCCTTTATCTATACTTTTGTCTTTCATCATATTTACCTCTTAATGTACTGTAGGTTTTTGATACTGTACCTTGCTTCCGCCTAATGTGTCAATCAAATTAATTGCTATTTCAGGCCCATAATTTTCTTCATATACAATTCTGGTAGTATAAAGCATTGCAGTAGCTAAAATTACTCTATCTTCATCAGTTAATGAAGGTCTACGTAAAAAAGTGTCTAAATCTGTCATATATTTTTGTAATTTTTGGTCTGACATTATTTTT